GACGTTGATCAGCTCGTCCCGGCTGGGCGACGTGATCGCGTTGCCGGAGTAGCTCAGGCGCTCGAGGTCACATCGCCGAAGCTGTCTTGTTTGATAGTGGCTCTCATGTCGTTCTCCTTCCGCTCTTCCCTCGCCGCCCTATGCGTCGAGTTCATGATTGACATGTTAGAGCACGCTTTCCAGTTTGTCAAGCTTTTTTGCCTAAAATTTTCCACGAGTGTTTTGTGACGGCGTCGCGCCGTCCGCTCGCCGCCAGCAAAACCCCGCCCACGCCAGCGCGCGTTCTGGCGGGTTTTTTGCCCTATGGACTACCTACCTATGGCCTATCGCGTTTTGCCCCCGCGCTAAAACGCGCTAAACGCCTGCACGCCGATCATATCGTCGCGCGTCCGGTCGCAAATCAAAGAGCGGGGTCGGCTGAACCGTTTCGCGCTGCCGGTTGGAGCGTCGCCGCGCGACTATGGAGGCCATGATTTACGGCCATCCCTCCCTCGTGTCAGCGCATGCAGCCGCCGGGTTGCGGCTCGCGCGCAATGCGATTTCCCTGCCTCTCATCCCGCCCGGCGCCGACCAGGCGCCTTCTGCCCCGCCGGAGTGGGTGCACCTCATTCCGGCGGGCATTTTTTCCGGCAGGGACGGGCGCGGGCCGTATCTGCTAGACGCGCAGGCGGTGCTCGATGCGTTTGCCGCGCACGGGGCGGACCTGCCGATCGATTACGACCATCAGAGCCTCTCGGCCGATGGAAAGACCGGCCCGGTGCCTGCCGCCGGGTGGATCAAAGAGCTGGCCGCCCGCGAGGATGGCATCTGGGCGCGGGTGGAGTGGACGCCGCGCGCGGCCGAGCTGCTCGTCAACCGGGAATACCGCTATCTGTCGCCCGTGTTTCGTTACCGCCCATCGGATGGCGCGGTGACGGAGCTCACCGGCGCGGGCCTCACGCACAACCCCAATCTCTATTTACAGGCTGCTGCATCCAGACAGGAGACTCACACCATGCCGCTACCCGATCCCGTGGCCCGCCTGCTCGGCGTGCCCGCCGACTGCACCGAGGCCGAGGCCGCCGCCGCATGCCAGCGCCTGAGCGCTGAGCTCGAGACGGCGCGCGCCGCTCATGCCCGTGAGCCAGACCCGGCGCAGTATGTGCCGGTGGCCATGCACAAACAGGTGTCCGACCAGCTGGCCGCGCTGCAGGCCGAGATCGCCCGGCGCGACGCCGAGGCGGCCGTGGCCGAGGCGATGGCCGCGCGCAAAATCTCCCCCGGCCTGCGGGACTGGGCGCTGGCCTACGCCGCCCGCGACCTGGAGGGATTCCGCGCGTTCGCCGCCGCGGCGCCGGAGATCGTGCCGTCTGGCGAGACCAAACCGGCTGCCCATGCCGTCGCCGGCGTCACCCTCACCGACGAGGACCGCATCGCCGCCCGTCTGCTCGGCATGACCGAGGAGGCGTTCGCCCAGGCGAAAAAGACCCAAACCATCCCCACGGAGCACTGATCCATGGCCGTCATCACCCCCGCTCTCATCACCTCCCTGCGCACCGGGTTCTCCCGTGCGTTCCAGGATTCGCTGTCCGCCACGCCCACTGACTGGGCCAAAGTGGCCACGCGCGTGCCGTCGTCGTCTGCCAGCAACACCTACGGCTGGCTGGGCCAATACCCGGCGCTGCGCGAGTGGATTGGCGAGCGCGTGCTCAAAGACATGGCGGCGCAGGGATACCAGATCCAGAATAAATTGTACGAGGGCACGGTCGCCGTCCGCCGCGTCGACATCGAGGACGACAATGTCGGCATCTACACGCCGCTGTTCGCCGAGATGGGCCGCGCCGCCGCCACGCACCCCGATCAGCTGGTGTTCGAGCTGCTCAAAAAAGCGCACGAGACGGTGTGCTATGACGGGCAGAATTTTTTCGACACCGATCACCCCGTCTATCCGAATGTCGACGGCACCGGCGCGCCGGCGCTGGTGAGCAACAACGACGTGCCCGCCACCAACCCCGGCCCGGCCTGGTACCTGATGGATACCAGCCGCGCGCTCAAGCCGCTGTTGTTCCAGGAGCGCACGCAGCCCGAGCTGGAGGCGCTCACGTCCTCCCAGGACGAGGGCGTGTTCATGCGTGACGAGTACCGCTACGGTATCCGCTACCGCTGCAACGCGGGCCTGGGGTTCTGGCAGATGGCCTACCGCAGCCAACAGCCGCTCGACGCCGAGCATTTCAACGCGGCGATCGCGGCCATGCAGAGCATCAAGGCCGATGGCGGCCGCCCGCTGGGCATCCGCCCGACGGTGCTGGTGGTGCCGCCGTCCCTGCGCGCCGCGGCATTCCAGCTGGTTAAAGCCGAGCGCGATGCGGCCGGGGCGTCGAACGTCAATTTCGGCGTGGTCGACGTGATCGTCTCGCCGTGGCTCGTCTGAGGCTGAGCGATGGCGGCCAAAAAACCCGCTCACCCTGCTGCGCCCGATCGCCTGCGCGTGCGGGTGTGGATCGACCCGCGGCGCTGCGCCGGGATCGTCATGCCCCTGCGCCGCATCCGCGCCGGGCACGTGCTCACCCGCGAGCCGCAGGTCATCGAGGCGTCGCCCGAGGTCGTGGCGGCGCTGGAGGCCGACCCGGTCCTGGCGGTCGAGCGCATCGAGGAGTGAGCCATGCCCTACGCCACGCCTGATGACCTCGCGGTGCGCTACGGCGCCGACCAGCTCGTCGACCTGACCGACCGCGATGCGGACGGCCTGGCCGATGACCCGCAGATCGCGCAGGCGCTGGAGGACGCGAGCCACGAGATCGACGGCTATCTGGCGGCCCGCTACCGGCTGCCGCTGCCGGCCACGCCGAAACTGCTCGCACGCATTGCGTGCGACATCGCCGTCTACCGGCTGCTGTCCCTGCGGCGCATGGGCGACATCGAGGACGCCCGCCGCCGCTACGAGGACGCGCGCCGTCTGCTGGAGGGTCTGTCCCGCGGCGTGGTGGCGCTCGGCCTGCCGGCGAGCCTGCCCGATGACCAGCAGCCGCAGCCGAGCCTGGCGTCTGCCAGCGTCGGCAGCCCGCGGGTGATGGGGCGCAGCGCCACGGAGGGGTACTGATGATGCTGGCCATCGAGCGCGCCATCGTCGACCGGCTCAGGGCGGCGCTCGCGCCGCTGCCGGTCGATGCGCTGCCGTCCAGGGGGTACCGGTTTTCCCACGCCAAAGGGGCGGCGGTGGTGGCGCTCACCGACGTCGCCGCCGGCGGCGTGGAGGACGTGGGCGCGTCGGTGCAGGGGGCGACGGCTACCGTCGAGGTGGCGCTATTCGCCCGATCGCTGCGCGACGGCGCCGGGGTGTGGGACCTGTTCGAGGCCGCGCGCCGGGCGCTGTTGTCGTACAAACCGGCGCCGGGCTGCACGCCGCTGCGGCTGCTCTCGGCGCGGCTGGCCGACGGCGAGGCCGACACCTGGGTGCTGGTGACGCGCTGGCAGACGCTGGCGCCGATGGCGCCGGATCTGGACTACGACGGCGGGCCGTTGCTGACCCGCGTCACGTTTGAGGAGATTTGACATGCCGATGTACCGCTATACCGGCCCACTGACCAGCCTGACGCTGACCGGCGTTGGCGATGTGATCCTGCGCCACGGCTGCACGGTGGAGCTGCCCGACTGCGACGTGGTGGCCGTGCTGGCGGCCATGGGGCGTCTGCAGCCCGTATCCGAGCCCGCGCCGGCCGAGGCCGCCGCGCCCGTCAAGCCGAAAAAAGGAGATTGATTTATGGCCGCCAATTTTCTGCACGGCGTCGAGACCATCGAGATCGACAAAGGCCCGCGCCCGATCACCCAGGTCAAAACGGCCGTGGTGGGGCTGATCGGCACCGCGCCTACCGGCCCCGTCAACCGGCCGACCATCGTGCTCTCCGAGCGCGATGCGGCGCAGTTTGGCACGGTCGCCGATGCCGCGAGCGCCGGGCACAGCATCCCGCAGGCGCTGGACGCGATTTTTGACCATGGGGCGGGCACGGTGATCGTGGTCAACGTGTTCGACCCCGCGGTGCAT